AATCTCTGCCAGTAGTTCCCTTGTGGCGTTTCATTGGCTTAAAGACTGACTCAATTCCATGTGGCACATAAAGAGATTCGATGCCTGCGTTCTCAATCATTGCCTGCCCATACTGACTCATGGCGATAGGTGTAACTGAATCTTTGCGCAACCAGTTAAGAACTTCTGGCGGTACGGGTAAGTGATCCACTGGAACCCATGAAGCTAGGTTCCAGTCTTCCCATCTTGGGCCTTTGAATACCCATACGTCATACAGCGTGAACAGGATGTGCGGTTGCTTTGGATGTTTAGTTGTCCAGTCGTGCATGTGCGCTGGTACTACGTCATTTGAATAAAGGTCTGCGCCACGCTGATAAACAGGAATGCCGTTCCAATCAGTGTTGGAACCTTCAAGACCATAGTTGTTAAAGATTGCAACATCGTGACCTAGTGCTTTTAGTCGCTGAGTAACTTGCGCTGTTTGTGTGCCGTAACCAGTCGCAGCCCAAGGCGCGTTAGAGTTCCAGCCAATACATAGGGGTTTGCTCACAGGTATTCCTTAGATCGCAGGTGCTTTGACCCTACATTAAAACATCGTGAAATAAAAGCAGAACCCCACCAAGCCTGCGCTCTCGGTGGGGTTCCACGTTTTGGGGTGTTGCTACTAGCTGGCTCCACCTGCAAAGTACTTCACATGTGAAGTCTGGATGAGGTTGCCGTCGATCCGCATGGTCGCTCTGAACGTGATCAAGTCATTCTGGAAGGCATAGTCATCCGAACGATCTAGACGTAGTCCACCAACTTGACGCACGAAGTAGCTTGGAAGGTGTCCGAAGATAACCGACTTTGCACTTGTTGCTGGGTTTGCCATTGCTGGGTTCTCAAAGATTGGGTAACCAAGCAATAGATCACGAGCATCAGCAGATAGGGATGGCTGGAAGATGTATTGTCCAGCAGTGTCCTTTAACTTGCGAACGGCAGCGATTGCCTTTGCGTTCATCTGGAAGCCAGTTCCCGGAAGGGTACGGCCTGCAGTGTCTACTGAGTAAACCAAGTCAATTAGGTTGTCAGCAGTAAATGCGCCAGATACGGCAGTTCCACCTGTGATGCCTGAACCAGCAGCAGTTACGATACCTGTTGGCTCAAGTGTTCCAGTTCCAGTTGTTAGTGCGCCATTGACTGCGAAGCCAAGTGCGTTACCTGTTTGCTGTGCAAGGAATCCAAGAATGTCCACGCCTGAATCTTCAACCATTTCACGGCTGATCTGAGTTAGGAATGAATACTTGTATGCACCAAGAGTCTTGAATGCATTGAAGGTTGGATCGCTCTCACCAATAAGTGCAGCTTCAGAAGAAACTGTACCTGTTGAATAAGCGGATAGTGATGGAATCTGAAGATTCTCGCCACCGGCTGTATTCAGAATTGTTGAAGTTTCAAGCATGGGTCCTACGTGCCGGGCCAAGAGGAGCACTTCGTCATAAAATGATGTCGGTACCGGAGCTCCCGTACTTCCCTTGGTTACATCGCGCTTCTCAAATGAGTGTGAGCGAATTTCACCACGAGCTAGGGAACGGATAAGTTCAGCTTCGTCAATAGCAGGAACTGCTGAAACGGCTGGCTTAACTTGTGATTCAAAACCCTTCATGGCTTCAGCAGCGCGTTCTTCGCGGTCTGCCTGAGCGTTCATGGTTTCGATTACTAATGAACGCTGATCAAGGTCTGCCATGATGCGGTCATAGGTTTGGTTTTCTTCTGCGGATAGATCGCGCTTTTCAGCTGCTGCTGAGTCAAGAAGAGCCTTTGCTTCTTCCCAAGCCTTTGCACGAGCTTCCGCTTGCTGACGGATGTAGTCAGACATAGTGAACTCCTAAAGTGTTTGATTAGATTGGTCTTACAGTTTCTGCGTGGCTCCACGACAGTTGCGCAGTGGCGGCTCCGCACAATGCTTCTCTAATTATTGCACAAATAAAAACAGACCCAGATGCTTCCCCACATCTGAGCCTGTTCTTTGAAATTATGTTAGCGAGTTTCTTGCGCCTTTACAACTCGAATCTCTTTAACTGGTTCAATAGTCTTTTCTTCTTGTGGGCCAAAGTCCCTAACAATGGCTTCTGCAATAACACCTGCGTATTCTGCAAATGCGCCAGACTCAGGATTACCGACAGCGTTGAGTATTGAATTCTTTACATCGTTTACATTCATTAGAAAGCCTTTAACATTAGGTCTAGTTGCTTGCGTTTGATTTCTAGCAAGTTAAGGTCTACTGGTTTGTCTGCGCGTAGTTTCTGCACGACCTCTGAGATTAGATCGGCGTGAGAATCCTCTAGGGTTTCGCCGGCTTCTAGCTTCAAGATTGCATCGCTCAGAGCATCAACATCAACAGCCGTACGAGTTGCAAGAATGTCTAACGAACGAACGCTTGCAGTTGTAGCTTCATAGGCAGGGAATCCAGTCACAATAGAAACCTCATGCAAACGCACCTGATGCAGTTCACGAGTTGCGCCATCGCTTGACCAAGCATCACCCTTTGGTGGAACGCTAAAGCCAAATGACATAGAGGAAACATCCCCACGCTTCATAAGAACCGATAAGTCGCGCCCTGCGCTAGTGTCTGGCAGTTCAGCCTGAGCGAGTAGACCGCGTGAGTCCTCAGTTAGTTTGAGAGTTCCAGCGCGTGTAGAACCTAGAACAACGTCTGTGTTGTGGTTCATAAATAGTTTGATCTCATTGCGAGACTTCAAAGATCGCTTGAATGCGCCTTCCTTGATTACCTCTGTAAACGGTAGCGGTTCAGAAGGTGAATTGAATACGGCTGCGTATCCTGTGAAACTCATCCCATCGCTGGATGCTTCGCCATTGCGTACATCAAACTCAACGGTATTAACGCGGCGTTCTACTGTGGTGGTCATTTGTTGCCTTTCGTCTTTGTTTAAGTTTAGCGCGATTGACTTCCATTTATCATTTTGCAAAGTGTTACGATCTTCTTCTTCAGCGCGAATGCGTTCAACTACCCGTTCTGCGAATTCCTGAGTGCGCCTAGCTTGTGTCTTAGTCGCGCCAGAACCCCATAGAAAGTGAGCAACAACGCCTGCACTTGGATAGTTATCATTAGAAGGATTAGCATCAGGGGCTTCCAGATCAACCAGATGCCTAGCAATCCAAGCAGCAATACGAATCCACTTATCATCTGAAACCTTACCTTCTGCCATTAGTCGTGCTTCACGAACTGTCTTATCCGTTAGACCATCGCCTGCTAGACCTTCTGCATAGAACTCTAGACCGCGCCTAGCAGCAGCACGCATGAATTGTGGCGCATCTTGATTTATAGCCCGTTCTTGATCGTCTGCTTCCCATGCGTTGCAGTAGAAACCGCCATCAACGAATTCATCCCACTTCTCACACCATGCTTTGTCACCTGCATCATTAACGCGATCTTCGTTGTAGAACATGCAGTTACCGCAGGCGCGACCTTCTGGCACATCTTCAGCTAGTGCTGGTCTGTAATTTTCTGGCAGTTCTCTGTAAGCCTTTTTGACTTTAACTTTCTTGACACGTTCACCGCCGGGTTCCATGTCCTCAGCTAGTGACACGGCAAGCATCTGATCTATTGCATCCTGCTTAGTCGTATGGCAACCAATAACTTCGCCATCGTCTTTAATAGTTGCCCAGCCTGAGCAACCCTCTGCGGTGTCTGTGATGAAGTATGGCATTAGTACAACGTCTGCCTTAACCAGTGCATTGTTGCAGTTCCTGATTCTGTTAATGCGTACAAACTTTCACCGGGATTCAAGGTAAGTTGCAACTGTTCAAGTTTCAATAATCCAAAGCCATTTGCAGTAGTTACGTTATCTGTTCCAATGAAAATAGTCTTATCGTTACCTGCGTTATAAATCCAAATGCTACTTGGATTTGGTGAGCTGCCATCTATCTGCACACGATCAGTTGTAATCGTTACATGATTCGTTGTTATAGCCATTGGCTAAACCTCATAGACAGATGCAGGATCAGCAGGGTCAATCTGTGCCACTTGTTGCAACTGCGTGGATGGAACGCCTGTGTGATCTATTGACGGCAGATTTAGAGCAGCCAGAACGCCAGCAGGATCGAAACCAGAATAGATAAGTTTCTGAGCCATCGTAACGCGCTTGTCGGTTTCAACGAGTGAAGCAGCACCCAAATCCACGTTAGCCAAAGGAACACGGTAAACGTCACCGCCTG